GGTAGACGGAGACGTATTTGCTGTCAGCATGCATGTGCGTTATCTCGTCGATGGGCAAACGGATGACGTTGCGGTGGTGAAGGGCTTGGATGAAATCAAGGGTAATCAATTCATGGCTGCTCATGCTGCCTCCTGGATCAATTCGCTTTGGCGCCATGGGTCATTTGCGCGTGCGAGTGCAGCCATCGGCGGTGGGCTGACGCTATTGCCGCACATGTGCACCTTCTGCGTGATCGTGAACGGCACGCCATCGGCGCCGTAATCGATGATGTAGTCACGCGGGAAGCCCTGGGCCCGGTACAGTTCCGGCGGCTTGATCATGCGCAAGCAGATGTCGACGATCACGTAGGGCGTGCCCTTCACCAGCACTGTCACCAGGCCCAGGCGGTCCTTTGTGGTGATGGTCGGCGAGGGGCTGTCACAACCGCTGACGTTATCCGTCCCGTAGTAGCTGATCAGGAAAGCCGCGACCCGCAGCGCGCCCGCTTCATGCTCTGGCGACAAGCGCAGCGAAACCACCGAGCTTTTGCCGCCACCGCCTGCAGTGATGGTCGGCGCCGGTTCATCCAGGGCCTGGCCGACGCTGTTGCCGAACTGCCGTTCCATGAATGCCGTGACCAAGCCGTGGTGATGTCCGCCAGCGCTGATGGTGTGCAGTGGCTCGGCTACGTCCCGGGCATCACAGTTGCCGCGCAGGTGGACCAGTTGAGCCGCCACCAGCTGCTGCTGGCTGCCCGTGCTGGTGACGGTTGTCATCGGCTCGTCTGAGCCCTTGGCAACCGTGGTGTTGAAGCCGCCGTTCATCTGCGCGATGAATGCGGTCGCCAGGGCATGTTTTACGCCACCGGCCACGACGGTGCCGAGCGGCTGATGAAGCCCTGGCACTCGGGGCTGCTGGCCCTCGCGCTCGCCGTATCCGCTCTGGATCAGGGTCGGGCTTATCAGTGTCAGCTCACCCCGGTTCGCGCAAGTGATCGTCGGCAAGGGCTCCAGGGGATCGTTGATACGGTCGCTGCCCTGGTGCGTTGCCGGTGCAATGATCGGGCTGACAACCGAGAACGAACCGCCCTTGGGGTATGACGTGATGGTGCGCAGGGGCTCGTCCGTGGGCTGTACGTTGCCGACTGACCAGTTGGCAATCGGCACAATGAACGGGTCTACGCTATCGATGACGAACTTCTTCATGCCCTTGGCGATGCGCCGCAGGGTGGCCGGGGCCAGGTCCTTCTTGCGGCCGAATATGCTCCGACCCAGATCGGTAAAGTCGATGCATTCGGCGGCGGTGCGGTACTTCTGCTGGCCCTTGGCGGGCTTCTTCGCGTGGGTCGGCTCCGGCCACACAATCGGCTGGCCATCACAGCGAGCGAGCATGAACAGGCGTTCACGGCTAGTCGGGGCACCGAAGTCGCAAGCTTTGATGATGCGCCACTCGACGACGTAGCCCATGCCTTCCAGCAGCGCCACGAAACGGCGCCAGGTCGTGCCACGGCGCTTTGGATCTGGCACCAGGAACTGCTGGCCAACCGGGACAATCTCGCCCGGCGCCGCGACCACCTTCTTGATGATTTCCTTGCCCTTGGGCCCGATGACCGTCACCAGCTTGATGGCGCGGCCAGTTGCAGGGTCTCGCTTCGCGATCAGTGGGCCCCACTGCAAGATCTGCTTCACGTTCTCCAGGCTGATCACCCGGGGGCGTTTCTTGCCGCCCCACTTGAGGCCGATCCACGATAAGTTTCTGATCTCCCGCTTGCGCGGCTGCCCGCCGGCGGCTTGGCTGTGATGCGTGCAGTCTGGCGACATGTGGAACCAGCCCACGGCCCGGCCCCCGCATTCAGTATCCGGATCGCCGTCAAAAACGTCCGTGGTGAAGTGCTTCGTGCCTGGGTGATTGACCGTATGCATGCTAATCGCCGCCGGACTGTGGTTCTTTGCCACATCGACCTTACGGCCCAGGCCCATTTCCAGGCCGGTACCGGCGCCGCCGCCACCGCAAAAGAAGTCCACGACGATTTCATCGTCCCGGCCTTCGAAGCCCAGACGGTATTGTGTTTTAAAGTCGAATAGCGGATTTTTCAGAGACGTCATTTGGAAGTCCCCTTGAGATGGAAGCCCTGGAGGGCTGCAAGCGCCCAGGCCGTGAGACCGGTACTAGTGACGGGCCGAAGGTGGCGGGCGTTGGCGACGAGCCAGCGCTGCAGGGCTGCAGCTTCGGCGGCCTCGTCGACCACAGTGTTTGGGCAGGGGCCTATATGCTCTTGGCCGATTTCAGCTTTTGCGTGGCAGCCTATGCATTGCCTGGTGTCAGGGTCATAAGGGTCGAAGAACTGCCATTTATGGGCGCTCATGCTGCTTGCTCTTGGTTGCCAGCAACTGAGGCGCGAATTGCGTTCTCGGACAGGCGTGCGTTCAGCTCCGCGAGTTTCTGATGCACGCTACTGGCCTTCCGGACCGTGGGCTCAACACCCTTCATTGCTGCCCAGGTTCGATGCGCCAGCTTGATCATGTTTTCGGCCTGAACCAGCACTCCGATCTCTTGATGGGTTACCGCAACGAGTTGAGCGTTTTCCGCTTTCAGGTGGTCGATGAGCGCGTTAGCTGACGCCAGCGTTTCCGAGGCTGCGCTCTGCTGTTGAGATGCTTTGACGTTCAACAGGTCCAGCTCTTGGCTCAGGATGTCAAGGCGATGCCAAGCGGCTGCTGTGCCTTGTTTCTGAGCTGCCATGAGCGGTTCGTGAACGCTCGCAGCATTTATTGACCCAGCGGCGTAGCCCCGGCTGTATGCCGTCATGATTGCGCGGTATAGGGTGTAGCCGAGAAGTACGGCGCCCAGGGCACAAAGGCTGAGCGTGATGACGATTTCATTTTGCATACGCTGATTCTCTTGATGGCCGCCGGTGGTGAGTCCGGCGGTAGTGGTTAAGCTGCCTTGTTGGCAATGCTGTCGAGGTAACTGGCCAGGTCGTGGAGGTACACGAATGGATGGCCCTGGCGGGTGCCGCCTGTGCGGGAGACCTTGAGGGCTATCTTTCCCTCGTTGATACGGCGGAGCAGGGCGCGGTCGGTACTGAGATGCGAGAAATACCGCTCCCTGACAGCGCTGAGTGTTGGGCACGGAGTGGCGAACTCGGTGCGCAACAGGTCAATCGTGTTGCTCACTGAGGATCCTCCCCGGCCCCCGCCGATGCGGGCCGGGCCAGCTGCATGCGGATCAGCTCGGCCAGGCCCTCTTTCGTTTTGCCGACGGCAGTTGCGACCAATCGGCCCAGGTCATCTGCAACGACGGCGCCGTATGGATGGCTGGGGCTATTCGTCGGCGTGACATAGGCGGTCTGGCCTTCATGCACAACTGCATCAACAAGGCGGAATACCTCGGCCAGCTCACTGGTGACTGGCGGAAGCCCCTCCAGCATTTCCAGTGCTTCGGTGGTTGCTCCAATCAATGTTGCGCGGCTGATGATCGTCGGATGGTTCAGAAACATGGGCACGAGCTTCAGTGCGCCAACTGCATGGGTGATCGCTGTCTGATTCATGCTGCGCCGTCCTTGTGTTGTGTGGTGATGGTGATTCCCAGCTGTTTTGCCAGCCACGGCACGCCGCTCTCAGTGACCATGACGACCGAGTAGTGGGTGTAAGTGCGAATGGCTTGGTTCCAGCGGCTGCGGGGATCGGCGAACAAGTGGCCTTGGTCGCGATGCCGGGCAGCCAGGTCTCCGGTTTGCGTCAAGATGCCGAGTTCGCGGAGCTTCTGGCGCAGCGCCCTGGGCTTAATGCCCAGAACGGCTGCGGTTGCGTCGAGGTTTCTATTCATGGCATGGGCCTCAAGCGACTGCGCGAAACGTGCGCATGCGGAGTGCGCGGTACATTTCGTCCAGTTGGCCCAGCAGCTCGCCGACGCCTGCATCGTTCGTGAGGGTCAGATCCTCGGGGTGGGGTGAGACCCCTGCCTCGCTGATATGCGGGTTGACGGCCTGGGCGTCGGGCCGAACCAGGTGGATGATCGTGCCGCCTTGTTTGCGGATGAAGTCAGCCTCGTTCTCGAAGCGGACATCGCTGATCACGAATCCGGGGTGCGAGCAGTACAGAGCCCCCAGGCAGTCCAGGTTTTGCTTGGCGATGTCGATCCAGAGGTTTGCGCTAATCATGTCGCGGCCCCATTCCGTGCCGAGTAACTGCATCAGCTGGCGTGGGGAGCGCCCGAGCCACGGGATTGGCTGCTCTTTCGCGTCGCCGTCCAGGTCCTCGGGGCTGAGGTTGAAAATCGCCATGATGCCGTCGCGCAGGGGGTTGGCGAATGCATAGCTCACCAGGAAGTGTTCAGCGTTCAGGTGATTGGCAACGGTGGTTTTCCCGGAGCGCGCAGGGCCAGTGAGGCCGATGAGGATCTGGCTCATGCGGCGTCACCTCCCCATGGACTGTTGACGGGGGCAGCAATTGCGGTGCGGCGCTTGGGATTGACGATTAAGACCAGGCCGGTACTGGCCTGGATCGCTGCGATGGTGATGGGATTGGCTGCTGCCGGGTGGAGATACACGCGGCAGCGCGGATTGTGCTGTGTGTTATGCATCGTTCGTACTCTGTGGTGAATGAGTGACGACGAAGACAATACGATATGTATTTTAAATTGACAATACGATTTGTATTTTTTGGTTTTGAGGCCGGTTAATTTTCGGGGGTAATGAACCAGCTCACCAGAAATCTCCCGTCTTCGCAGGATCTTATGGACACGCCTTCGGCGTCCCGAATTTCGCTAATCAGGTGATCCCACTGGCTCAAAGATTCGCCAGGCTCTGGGGATATGAGTACTTGATGATCTATCTGAGCCTTGGGGCTCAATATGATGTCCTGAATGCGTCTAGTCAGAGCGATGTAGCCGGTTTGCTCACTGGCGTCTGGTGTCCAACTCGTCATGAGGTACCTCCTTTTACTGTTTATATATACAGTAATTCGAGAATTTTCCTACGGCAAGACTTGCGGGACTCTAATTTGCGGATTTACCGCTTCAGGGGGGCATTGGGCATAAAAAAGCCCCGCATAAGCGAGGCGTTTAGACAGGCTATTCCGTTCAAAAAACGGTCTTTGCCAATGGCACCACTCCTATCAGTCGGCAATGCTCATTGATGGTTGTCATCGGATAGCTGGGGTTTAGCGGCTTTAGGAAATACTGGCCAGAGTCCTCGATAAACTTCTTGAAAGTGGCTTTG